GGCCAGCTCGGCCTTCTGTTCGGCGAGGCGCTGTTCCAGTACCTGTTCGTGGTACTGGTCCTTGGCCGCCTCGTACTCCTCGAAGGTTTCAAAGTCGGCGAGCTTGGGCGCCACCAGCTTGGTGGTCGCCGCCGGAGGCGCGGCGGGTGGTGCTGCCGTCTCCGTGGTTTCCTCGTCGATCGCGTCGCCTTTGAGCTCCTTCAACTCCTCTTCGAGTTGCGTAATTTTAGCTGTGAGCTTGTGGAAGCGGCGCGAGATACCCTTCTTCTCCTTGTCTTCCGGAGTTTCCTCCGTTACTTCCGCGGTTTCCAAAGCCGCGGCGGTTTCAGCGGCCTGAGCTTCCTCAGTCGCTTCGGATGTCGGCTGCGCAGCATCGCCCGCCGCGGGCGGTTCGCCCGAGTCCTGCGAGTCGCGGAATGCCTGGAAGGCTTCGAAATCGTCTTCCGGGATCTGCGGCTCTGCGGTTTCGGTTGCTGCGGAATCTCGAACGTCTGTCGGTGGCATGGATTGCTCCTATGGATAAGCGCGGCGTATAAGCCCACCGCTGGGCGTGGATTGGTCTTCCTCGAACGGGGCCGGGATGATGGCGAGCCGGAAAGACCTGCTGGCTCGCCCGCGCTCCCCGTGCGTTAAACTTGTGGCTGTCCTGCTATAATGTGCCTGTGTTTACCGCCCCGCTCCGCAGTTTCGCTACCGGCGCACGGGTGACCAAACCAAGCGCAATCCCGTTCGATTTCGCGTATGGGCGCACGGGAACGGTCGTCCGCGAAAGTGTCACCGATGAGGAGGTCCGGGACAAGGACTGCTTGGGCGTCGTCTGGGACGGCAGTAACCGAGCCTACGAATATTCGCCGGAAACCGAGTTCGCTCCCGCGGTCGTCGCGCCCGTCAGCTAAACTTGTGGCTGCATGGACTATCCGATTGATCCGATTAGCTCGTTACTGCTGCCTGTGGACCAGCCGGTGGTGCTCCCTGCGGAGTTGCCGGCGCTCCCTGCGGGGCCGGAGGCTGCGGCGGCTGCTGAGCCTGTTGAGCCTGCTGCATCTCCTGCTGAATACTGATAAGGGTGTCGAGCAGTTGCGCGCGGCGATTCAACCCCGCCATTACGGCGTCATGGTCGAGTTGGGCGGCCTGCTGGGCCTCGGCGGATTTACCGGCCATCTCGGCGGCCATGATCCGCGCGATGTTGTTCTCTGTGGCGATGCGCTCTTGGGATTCCAGTTTCAACGCCTGCGTGCTCAACAGTTGGGCGAGTTTCTGTACCTGCCCATTCAAAACCTGAATCACCTGCTGGCTCTGGGCGAGCTGCGCCTGAACTTGCGGCGGAACTTCCGGCTGGTTCTCGTCTGTGACCAGGTTGGGCGGAAGCGTTTTCTTCCAGCGCTTCGCCAGAAGATCAGCGCCTGGTACGTCCGAGTTCTCCCAGATGATGTCCCCGCCGATCTGCATCACCTGCGGGTTGTTCTGGGCAAGTTGCGTCAAGAGTTCGAAGGCTTCCTGCCGCTGGGTGGTGTACGACGGCCCGGTGGTGATCGTCACGTCGTAGCGGCCCACATCCAGCTTGTGGTGTTTGACCTTGCCGTCTTCGTCTTTATAGGGCGCGTTCACTTTGATAACGCGCTGCTTTTCGTCGTCGCCGATGATCCGCACTTCGCGCGCGGTGTCGTAGGTCTTCGGAATCAGATCCAGTAGAATTCGACCCGCTTGCTTCTGCGCGCGCGCCAAGTTGTCGATGAAGTGGAAGTTCGAGACATCGCCCTGCTTCTGAAGCCGGTTGATGGCGATACCGGAAGAATCACCCCTTTGTTCGCCAAGCGACGGATCGAAATAGCCGGTCGCGGCCTTGATATCGTCGGCGGTCGAGAGCGAGCCGATATTAAGGGCCTGCACCGGCGGATCGAAGGTGACCCACTGCGGCGCCGGAGCGATCTTGTCGCCCACCGCCACTGGATCATATTCCAGGTACGCGGCGTTATCGCTGTTGGCTCTCTGCCAGTCCCGCTTCTTGGTCTTGAACTGGCCCACGGCTCCAACCCATTTGGGCTTCGGCGCCAGGCTGATGGTCTCAGCCTCCATGGTTTTGTAGAAGTTGTGAAGCTGCTGCGGGTCTCTGGCAAACCTCACCAGGCTGAAGAGGCAGCGCTTGCCCTTGACGATGAGCTCCTTGCCCCACACCGGCACGATAGGGATCCACTTGCCATCCCACGGGTTTGTTTCGAGCACTTCCGCGCCGTTGATGATGTACTGCGTGACGTGGCGCTCCTGAACCTCGCGCTCCTGCGGCTGTCCGTCGTCATCCGTGACAAAATCGACACCATTGTCGTCACCTTCGATTTCATCGGTGTAGATCGGGTGAATGGTGCCATCCTCATACCGCTGGAGGCGCAGCGTGCGCTTCTTCAACTCTACTTCCCAGTATTCGGCGATGCGAACGTCTTCGCCGTCGATCCACCCTTCCTCAGCCAACTCGGTCTGGAAATCCTCCGATAAAACGTTCGGCTCTTTGCCGAATCGCAACTTGAAGCAGTCCTTCGACATCTTGTCGATGACGAAGGCCCACATCATGTCGCTGCGGTCGGGCTTGCGCGCGTCCGTGTCGAGGTAGACCGTGAACGGATCGTCCACCCGAACGGTTTTGATGTCCTGGTCGAAACTCTCCTCCGAGGTGTATTCCTTGGAGTAGCGCCAGTAGCCGAATGAGCAGGAGGCGGCGTATTCCAGGGCGGTGTCGTAGGCTTGATCCGCATCCGAGTCGTACTCGATATGCCGGATCATGCCTTGGAAGACCTTGGCGGTGTCCACATCAGCCGCAGAATCGACAGGATTGACTCGGATCGCCGGCTTGTTCTGCCTTGCCTGGTTAGCCAATTGCTGGACGGGCGTTTGCAGCTTGTTGAAGACCAAAGCCGGTCTGTTGGCCAGGTCCCGGTCGCGCTTGACCTTGGGGTCCCACTGGTCGCCGCAGACGAACTTCAGGTCGAGCTCGGCTTCGAGGCGGATGTCCTTCTCCGCCTCCTCCGCTGCCGCGAAGCGCTTGCGGGCTCGGGTGAGCAGTTCTTCGTGCTTATCGCCCGGCACGGTGATATCGACATCCACGACGGGACCAGGAATGTGTGTGATGGGCATCAATCCTGCTCGGGCTTGGCTCCGAGGCGCTCAGCGACAAAGACGGGCTCCAGGAAGACCTCGCCGAAGTGCGGGCATCCCATTCGCTGGCAGGTCATGTGGCGGCGCGGCGCGTTCTCTACCGAATCGAGATACAGCATCGAGCTGCCGCACTCGCACATCCAGTAGTAGCCGGTGAAACGAACGTTCATAAATGCCTCATCCGATGTCCAGCGTGGTCGCCATCCTGGCCGCTTCGTTCTGATCCGGCTTACGCCACTCCGCGTGTGCAATGCGCGTCAGGTGCGCGCTCATCGTCTTCGGGTCGCTGAACACGAAGGCTTGCGGCTTGCTGGCAGTCATCACGTGCGTGACGTGGAAACCTTTACCTCCGGAGCTGGTCTTCATGGGCCTGATGCTCACTGCGCTCAGCTTGGGCGCCGGCATCGTTTTCAGCAGCTTAGCGGCCGGCAGCTTCATGCCGGATTTGAGGGTGACGAATTGGCGCGGGCCGCTCATGTCTTCTTCATGCTTCCGAGGCCCTTCAGTTTGGCGCGATGTTTCCGCTCCATCTCGGCACCCTTGGCCGTTTCTTTGCTGCCGTGCATCGCCCCGACATTATTCAGAGTCCCGTAGACATACCCCGCTGCGCGCTTTCCGGTGAAGCCTTTCTTGGCCGCCTGGCGCTTCAGTTTGTCGATGAGGAATTGGGGCACGCTTCAATCCTCGAGGAGCGCGAAGGCCCACTGCTCCTCGTGAAAGATGATGAAGCGTTCGCCGTCGATCTCGATGTCCGAGTCGCCGCCTGGGGCGCTCGGCCGGCGCGCATAGATCACCCGGTCGCCTACCTTGCACTCCATCGGCGCGCGACTCTCGCCGGTGATTCTCCAGGCGACGCCGCCACATATTCCGCATAGGCCAAATCCGCCATGCCCGCGCCCGATCCCGCGCCACTGGCTCACGATGAGCAGCTTGGCCGCGCCACACACCAGGCAGTTGCCGTGCACCCGCCGGTCACCCGGGCCTACCGCGACCACTTCGCCGATGAAGCTGTCCTGGAAGTCGCCTGGCTGGTGCGAGTGCTTGCCTTCGATGGTCTCGGGAATCTCGATGAGGCCGTCGTGGATCGCGCTCAAGGGACGAACCAGGATGAGGTCGCCCAGTGGTTGGAATGCCAGTGCTGCGGTCATTTGTTTTTCGCCATACTGCCCAACGAATGCAGCTTGCCCGATCCCTTGGGCAGACTGGGATATGCCCGGTGAACCGCGGCACGCACCTGCGCGGCCACGGGCTTCCCCGAGGCGCGGGCGAGCGCGTTCCGCGCGTGGCTCTTGTCCTGAATGGGATACGATCCCGATCCCGGGGCCTTCGAGGGAACGGCAAACTTGGAACGCGGGATCTTCTTTCGCTCCGCGACGGTCAGCTTGGCCATAGTTATTCCTCGTCTTCGTCCTGGTCCGGCTGTTCATCCGGGATGCCGAGGTGGCGCTTCACGTGGTCGATCATGTCCTGGCCGTCCTCGTGAATCGTCTCGTCGGGCTCTGGGGGAGGCATATAGTTGCCGCCGGCCTGCATCTTGGCTTGGGCTTGTGGCGAAGCCTCCCGGTGGATGCGGGTTATGAAGCCCTGCTGGCTGCCCGAGGTCTTCGCCGGGTGGATCTCAATATGGTGGATCTTACCCTTGGCGCTGTTCTTCAACCTCGACAGCGGGGCCGTGTGTTTCTTCGGATTGACTGCCATTCGATTTACCTCAGGCTCAGAAGTACCGTCGCTGCGCCGACCGCGTAGGCGAGTATCAATGAGGCCGTCAACACCACAGCCTCGCCAATCGTCATGCCGAGCCGTGCAGTTTGCAGGGCTTCGACTCCGCGATCGGAATTGCCTCGTCGGGCGCTTCGACGAACAGGGGCGTCGCCATCCACACTCCGATCACCAGCTCGTACACCAGGCGAAACGGCCGCCCGTCGTACCACACCAGGGTGCCGGGCCGCGGGTTTAAGCCCGGCGGCGCTTCCTTCGGACTCGGCGACATCGGGGCGCCTCCACGTCATCAACTTCCCACTCATGCGTTCACCTCGGAAAACTCGAATGCATCAGGCCGTCAGGGCCGCTGAGATCGAAGTGAATGTAAGCCAGCTCCAGGTATTCCCGCACCAGCGGATCTTGCAGAACCCTGGCCGTCAACCAGAACGCCGCCAGGCTCAGTAGTCCGCCACGCCGGTCCAGGTCGGCCCGAAGACGCCGGAGCCGCCGCTGGCAGCCGGTGTTTTGCTGCCGCACTTCAAGTACAGTCCGCAAGCCGTCCCTCAGTTCTCGAGCACCAGATACTCGAGGTCGCAGATCGCCGTGTCAGACTTGGCTGCCGGTGCCGTCATCGCCGGCGTGAGGCGGAATAGCGCGCACTCCCCAGGCATCAGACGTGCGAACGCGGTCCCCGTGCTGGCCGCCGTCAACAGGTCAATAAAATGCGTGGCGTCGTGGTTGATGAAGCAGCCCCAGCCCACACTCGCCAAACTGGACAGGCCAGGTAATGCCGTACCGCCGGAGGTGGTGGGCACCTTGAAGGTCCCCTGGATGTAGTTCACACCGGTAATCGTGATTGCCTTTGACAGCAGCGACAGGGCTTTCGCTGCGATCCCCGCAGCCGCGTTCGCGTAGGTCAACGATCCGGTGACGGTAATTTCGTTCGCCATGATTCAGTTCTCCAGGATCAGGTACTCGATGAGACAGTCCGCAGTATGCGCCAGCGCCGCCGGCGCCACCATCGCGGCCGGCAGACGGAAGACCGCGCACTCGCCCGGCAGGAGCCGCGCGAACGCCACGCCCGCCACAGCGGTCATGAGGTCCACGTAGTTGGTTGGATCGTGGTTCACAAACGCGGCCCATCCCACGGTAGTCAGGACGTCCAGACCAGGCAAGGCAGCCGGCCCTCCGCCGCTAACGGTGGGCACGCTGAAGGTGGCCACCACCAGGTTCACTCCAGAGATCGTGAACGGCTTATTGAGCCAGGCCAGGAGCTTGCCCAGGATGCTCGCGGTTGCGTTCGAGTACGCGAGCGATGCGGTCACGTTGATTTCGTTGGCCATTGGTTTCTCAGTTCAGGCAGTAGGGGACGGCGAGAATAAAGTGCCGGCTGGTCTGAATGAAAGCTGTCAGGTAGACGACGTGCCGCCGGGGCGGAATCCACGCTGTGTATCCGAGTAGTTTCATCCCATCCACGATTGATTGCGGCCTTCCGTGAAACGTCCCTCGAAAAATTCGTCGGCCGTCTCGCGCTCCGGTTGCTCAGGGGGCCGCATTCCCACCGCAAAGTAGCGGAAGGCATCCGCCGCGTGACTCGACCAATCGTGGAGCGGCTCGCGCATCTGCCGGCCGTCTTCGGATTTCTCGCCGAAGCGGTAGTGCCTCAGAGCCTGCACCCCATCGGCACATTTATCCGCGTCGAACCAGCACAGCGGAAAGATCGTGCGCGCTGCGTTGATACCGTCGTTGACCGACAGCTTGGCGACGATCTCGACCTTCCGGCCGGCCTCGCGCATGAGCTCTTCAATCGACCGGCCGCTGCCGAGCTGCTTGGCCTTGGCGTCGTGCGGCAGGTAGTCCGTGCCGTACACGTAGGGCCGCTCTTGCAGGAGCTTCAAATAATGCTTGAGGGGCTCCTGGCTGCCCTCCAGGTAGTCGATCAGCCGGTACTCGAAGGCATAGGCTTGGGCGAACCAGATCGCCGTCGAATCCCCCCAACCCAGATCCCAGAAGGTGTGGACCGGCTTGGTCGGATCATAGGGCACGCGCGTGATGCGCTGCTCTTGATCCACCAGGCGGAGTTCCTTCGCATAGACTCCGCCCTCTAGCGTCGAGATGCAGCAGCCTTCCCAGACGTGCTGGTACGCATCCGGATCGCGCTCCGCGAGTAGTCGCGCCTCGCGCCGCAACACCTCTGGAAACCAGGGATTGTCGCGGTACGTCATGCGCACCACCGCCGCGCCCGGCGGTGGATTGATGACGAACCGCTTGTAGGTGTCGTCGGTGTCCAGGTCCGGGTTGAAGGTCACCCAGATCTCGGAGCCGTCCTTGCGGATGGTGGGAATGAGCACTTCCCAGGAGTGCCGGCTTACGTTCTGGGCCTCCTCGACCCACACCCCATCGCAGGCTTCGACGGACTTGATCTTGCTGATGTCGTGGCGCAGCCCGGCGAAGAGGAACTCCGTTCCATTTCTTCCAACGATCTCGGCCTGCTTGACAACGTAGTGCGCCGCGAGACCCAGATCCTCAATCTGCATCTTTAGCAACTGGTGCACGCTGTCGGCGATCGACTGTTGTGTTTCCCGCGCACACAGCCAACGCAGACGCCGCTCTCTGCCCTGGATCAACAGGGCCCGCGCGAACCCCCACGATTTCGCCGCTCCACGGCCGCCCCAGGCAACCTTGTAGCGCGCCGGCTTGAACAGGAAACGCAGCTTGGCAGGAAACTTCCCGAACGGTATACCCTCGCCTTTATCCTCCGGCACCGTGGCCGTCATCGCCTGCTTCTGCATCGACGAAGATCACCTTGAACTCGCCCCCCACGTCGCCCGATAACTGCACCTGGTCGGGCGCTTTATACCCGTTCCGGTCGAGCACGTCCTTGCAGGCGCCCAGCCGGACGCGGGGGTTGTTGCGCGCCGTCAGTAGCCGAGCGAGCTCGTCAATGGCCGGATCGACCAGAGCCGCCAGCCGCACCCGCGCCGCCAGCTTGACCTGGGGCGCGCCACCCCCGTGAATGTGGCATACCGTACCACCGCGGATGGCCGGCCTGCGGCAGCGCTTACCGCTTCGCGCGTGGGCGGTGCAGTAGCGCCATGATCGCCTCGGTGGCTTACGTACAGGCTGGGGTGTTCCATGGGGTCGGGGCCTTCCATGGGGTCGCTGCTGAAACTTGGCCTTAGCCTTCGCGGTTGCGAAGCGCTTAGTTTTCGGCTTGCGGTTTACTCCCGGCCGCGGTCCTCGCTTGCCCTTCATGCGCCCACGATGTTCAAGCGACGCGCCACTTCCGCTTCGCGCAGCAAGCAGACGCGCTCCTCGACAAACTTCTCATCGGCCCACGCCTTGATCTCGTCGATATGCGCCAGCACCTTGTTCTCGATCTCGACCATGCCCTTCGAGACGACGTGGTTGTGCAACGTCCACAGAAGGTTGGCGGCGAAGCCAGCGCCGGCCATGGCCGCAGCGATCCAATCGAAGTTCATGTGGGAGATCCTTTGTCGGGAACAGTGTCCGAAGACTACTTCCAGTTGCGCAGCCGCGCCGTCGCCGCCTGGCGCGCCTTGTTGGTCACCTCGACGTACACCATCGTGTTGGCGATGTTCCGGTGACCGAGCCAATCCTGGATGATGACGACCGGCTCGTCCATCTCGGCCAGGTGCGTTCCGCAGGAGTGCTTCAGGGCGTGCATGTGCGCCTTAACCGGCGAAATGCCCGCAGCCTTGGCGTACCTCTTCATCAACTCGTCGAGCGCCCACCGGGAAATCCCCCGGTGGTTGCGGCTCAGGAAGATGGGACCCGGAGTCGTGCCCCTCACTCTGAGCCAGGCGCGCAACGCGGTCGCCTCGACCGGTAACAGATGGAACGGCGCCGAGACGGATCCCTTCAGGCGGTGTACCACGAGTACCCCTTCCTTCGGGTCCCAGTCGCCAAGCTGGAGAAGGGCCACTTCCGAGGCCCGCAGGCCCCGGTGATATGCGAGCCGAAAGATGGCCCGGTCGCGGAGGCCCTTGACCTGCCGGAAGAACATCTCGATCTCGGCCCGCGTCAGGTACTTGATGACCTTCCCCGAGGCGCTCATAACTCGCTTATTTTTCTTGGGTTGGCGCCGGGCGGTGGCCATCCGGCAATTCTACCACCGAACACTCCGAAGTAGCTGTTCTGTAGCGTTCGAGCGGAAGTAGGTTCGAATCTAAAGGGCTTTGCTCTCAATCTTTCGCGCCGGTTTGCGCCGTATCGTGGCGTTCGCGGAACAAAAGCCGTAGAGCCTCGATGGTGGCCCGGTCGGCCAGTTCCAGCGGCTCGCCGGCACCCAAGTCCCTTGGGATGTCGCTGGAGAGCACAATGGGATGCCGCTGGTCGGGCCTTTCTCCTAAGTTGAGGACGAGGGCCATCAGTACTGCCCCAAAAGATGGTAGCCCATCACCGCCAGCGACAGCCTGGTCATTCCCGTTCGCCGACTCAGATCGTGCAGCCGTGTCTTAACCGTCTTGGGACTGCGCTTCATCCGCCGAGCAATTGCTCCGTTCGGCAGGCCGCTCCCCAGACATTCGATGAGCCGCAGATCACCCGGTGGCAGGGCTAATGCGAGCGCGGCGTGCTCCACCGACAAGGTTTGGAGCTGCGGCCGGGCGAGGCTCGCGGGGCGTAGCGCCCCGGCGGGGGGTCTCGGCCCGGCCGCATTGACGGCCGTCGATTGCTCCAACCCTGTCACGGGGATTTCTTCCTCTTGGTGCGCAGCGTAATCAACTCAATGGGATGGATCACCGGCAGGCCGGCGATCGCAGCCAGCGTCGCCATGCCGCCATCAATGAAGACCTTGCGGCGAGCCGCTTCCAGACCTCGCCCTACCGCGATGTGCCGCCGATCAGTCTCGATGAACTCGATGGTGTGCTCATCCACGTAGCGCGCGCGGCCACTCTTCACGAGGGTGAGAGCACGAGGCCGAGAGGTCCAACTCCCGCCGTGTCCGTTGAGAATACGCACACCACGGGTTTGAGACACTTCTCCTGGAGACCTCGGTGGGATCAGCCCTGCTGGGGGCCGAGAGGTGCAGCGGGCGGCCTGGTGGAAGCCGCTCGCTGCGGAGGCGTATGCGCGCCTGTTTCTAATCCGCCGGAGGAGATCCGGCGCGGTGACTGACTCTCTCAGTGTGCGCCCCCTCCCCCAATTGAACAAGTCCTTCGAGTACCGCCATCTTTCGGGGTAGCTACTCGACTCGGGTCCATTCGTAGCGGTGCCGGAGGTGCGTCATAAAATGTTTGCCCTTGGATTCCGCAGCCATCAGTTCCGCGTGCTTTTCGGGGGGAATGTCCGAAGCCTCATAAATGCCGCCGTGTTGGAACTGGATACGCATGGTCCGAGTTTCAGGGTCGTAGCCCACCTTTTTCAGGTTGCTCGACTCGACCGCGTGCATCTTCATGGCTCGATCGGCTCGCAAACCACCGCGTGAATTTTGCCCAGCGCGGAGGCGATCGCCCGGCGGAGTTCCCAAAAAGGCTGCTCGCCCCCGTGCCCGGTCATCTCCGCCGCCACCTTGTCCCATTCCGCCACGGGCATCGTAACGGCAAGGGTAATGTGGGCGTGCTCAACGTCGTGCACTCCACCGGTCACGCAGATCATTCGCCCTTGGCCTAAAGTTGTGCTTCATTAAGCGCCCGCGCGAGGACGCCAACCAGGAAATTCGCCCACTGCGCCGAATCACGGAACTTCTGCAATGCACCGACTTCCTTGCGGAGTTCAACCACCTGCTCCAGATAGCCTCGCGCCTCTTCCCTGGTGATGCGAAGCGTTTTTTCCAGCGACGAGTAGCTCTCCTTACCTTTTGCAGCCTTCATGGAACCTTGGCCTCTTTTGCGACCGGCTCGCCGATCTCGCGCGGCCCCGTGCGCTCCTCGTGGATGTATTGCGCCAGCTTATCCTTGGGGATCGCTTTCTCCAAGGCGCCGAGGGTGAAGCTGCACAGGGAGACGAAGCGCTTCGACTTCAGCCGTAGGAAGACCTTGTACAGGTCCTTGATCTTGCGCCGCAACTCACATGCGCTGATCGGCAGTTTGTACACGATGCCTTCGGCCAGGTAGGTCTGCTCCGGATCGGCGCCCTCGTAGCAGTCGAGGATCTGCTGCTTTACTGCGCCGAACCGCTGCGCGTGGGGATTTACGTCCGGTTTCCAGGCGCGCATCTTGGCGCGCAGGTCCGCGAACTCATCGATCAACTCGGGAGGCGGTGCCTTCATCCTCGCCTCACAGTCGATTCAGAATTTCGCGCGCCAAGTCGGTGCCCCGCTTTGTCAAGCCGTGCCCTCGGCCAATACTGGAAGCGATCGGCACCTGGGACGGCTTCGGAGATCCAGCCAGCCCTTCTCCCGTCTTCTGGTTCGGCTGCTCACCGAGTAGCCGCGCGCGGATGGTTTCGAGGTCCCCGTTCAACGCCTCCTGGTAGTCGCAGAGCGCCACGAGACTTTCACACAAAACCGGCTCGTGTTCCGCCGCCTCCGTTTGGGGACACGTCATGGTTTCGATGCTACGAGGACAGCCGCACCCAGACAAGCCTCGATTTGGAGAACGCGCGGCTCCGCGGCGACGGCCTATCGGTACCGTTGGCCTGCGGGCAGTTGGAGGCGTGTTCGCTAACTTCGGTTAGTGCAAAGCGGGCAGGCGCGAAATCCGCCGAACGCGATGCGTCCCGTCGAACCGGACACAAAGACCCGGAGGGTGCCGTTACAGGCTGGGCAGGCTGGGACCGGGGCTTCGACGGCTTGGATCACGCGCAGCAGCAACCGGGAGCGGTCGTGCGCAGGCAGCTCAGGACGGGCGGAACGGATGGCGGCGGCCAGGTGCAGGATGGCGCTTCCGTTGATCGGGGACCGAGGCGCTAAACCCAGTTGGGGCACTCCTCTTCCAGGCCGCGCCCCGTGCCCCTAAAGTGCCGCGGAACCTTGATATGAGTGTAAGGCTATTCGATTCTAAGCGCAAGAGGCTGTGGATAGCCCTGTGCACCCGAGGTCTGTGGCTTAAGGGCCGCTCGGGACTGGAGTGGAGGCGAAACCCTCCTGGGAAGCGGCGCGCTCAATGCCTCTGGGCCTGTAGCACCTGGCAATCCAGGATGCCAATTCGAAGGGGATCTTCGCTATTTGAGCGGAGGCGGCCTTGCGGGCGAGAGTATTCGATCCCGCAGCCGCCGGCCCCATGTCGAACCAATCTCGCCCGCTGCCCGGCTTGGTGTAATGGCCTTCGGGTTGCAGTTTGACCCCCGCGGTCGCGTACTCATTGCCGCCGCGCGTCGGATTACTGCCGTTCTTCGGAACCTGCTTTCCGTGCGCCTCACCGAACCAGGTCCCGCCCGGAGTCCCGCAGTTTTTCGAGACGCTACGCAACCTGCGAATCGGGGGCATCAACGCCGGCACATCCCCCCACAGGTAGAAACTCCCGTAGTGCCACGCTGCACGCCCAACCCATCGTTGCGCGCCCCTGACGTTCTCAACCACCGATGGAATATGATGGCCGGCGGCTTCGGACGCTTCCTGCTGAACGCGGAAACAAGCGTTGAAGAGTTCATTGGAGGGTGGCGGCAACGCCTTAGCCCGCTTCCAGGGCATCGCGCGGTAGCTGTACGCTTGGCACGGTGGCGAAGCGACGATCAACGCCGCGTTGCGGAACTGCGAGCCGTGGAGGGTGAGCACATCCTGAAGCACCAGTTGAGCGGGGTACTGTCGATCGCCGTAGATGTGGCGTTCATTGTCGAAGCCTACGACATCGTAGCCCTCGGCAAGCAGACCTTCGGTCCATCCGCCCAGTCCGCAGTACAGATCAATGGCAAGAGGTTTCATTCTCGTTTCAGCACCCAATGAAGCACCAGCAGCGAGATCAGAAACCCAATCATGGACCGTTGGGCAGGGGAGGCAGCCTGGCAGCCGGGCTCGCCCCAGGAGCCTCCGGGCGACGCTGCCTTACGCACAGCGGACACCATAGCCGACCGCGATCCCTGGTCCAGCCCATCCTTCCAAGGAGGATATGCAGGGTGTTGCCGATCTCGGGCAGACAGGCTGCATCGGGCCCGTGCTTGAGCACGGTGATTCCGCAGCCCTCGCATTTCACGTAGACGACGCACCCATTCGTGTTTGGCATGGTTTGAGGGGTTAAGCGGGCCGCGTAATCCCAGGTGAATTTAGCGCTTTGCTACACCGGCGCGGCCCGCTGCGAGTCTATCGAATCAGTAGTAGCCGCCTCCTTTGGTTGTGCGGCCATCCAAGCCGCGCCCTTGTTTTTGCGGAGGTAAAACGGTCCTCCGCGCTTCAGCGTACGTCATGTCATGAAATCTCAGCTTCTTCTGGGTAGCCCTGTGCGCCGGCTGCCGGGAGCCTGGTGGGTGGCTCGGGACTGGAGTGAGGCCGTTTAAAGACGGGGATTCGCGCCAGGATCTCTGCGTCCTCGACCTTGACGACCTTCCATCTGGCTTCGTCCAGATTTATCGTGTCACCTACTTCCGGAAATGGCGGCAGCACCAGGACGAACTTGCGGCGCTCTCCCCCGAGATGCAGGGTTATCCGCTTTCCGTTCGCCATCACCCTCCTCCTCCGGGCGGAGGCAGTCTGGCACCCGAGTTCGCCCCTTTCACTCCAGTTCCGAGCAACTCCTCGTCCATCCGCATCGGGTTCACAGGGTTATCAGCGGTCGTCCCGCATCCTTTCGTCTGCATCGACTCTCCTTGTGGTGCTCCGCATCGTAATGTAGATGGCACCACTGACAGAGGGCTTTCAAATTCTCGTCGCGGTCGTCGCCGGGCGTGTGGTTCAGGTGCGCGACGGTGAGGACGCACTTTATAGACCGCTTGAGACGCGCGAACCAGGGAGCCGGCTTGATGCCTGGGAAGTTCGCGCGCCAGCCCCTCCCGGCCTCTCGCCAGAACATCACCCCTTCGTTCCCGAGGCTGTAAAAGAAAGCGGGTACCGGTTTCGCGACGTAGATGATCGCGGGCGTATTCCAGAGCTTTGTGGTGATCGTGAAAACGCGCCGTCGATGGGGTTTCCCGCACTGTTCGCACCTGGCACCCCCGAGATATTTCCCCTTCCCGTCGAACTTTCCGCGGGCGCGCTCGAGGATCCGGCGCCGCACGGGGCCCCAGATGGCCCGGGTGTAGAAGGGGCGCAGATCAGGACGGATCGGCATAGCGGCAACGCCTCCAGAACTGCCACCAATGCTTTGCACGGCGGCAGGCGACGTACCTGTTGATCCGCTCCGTAATCCGTTGTAGGTCGGCGGCAGCGGATTCGATTATCGCATTGATCGCCCTCAGTTCCAGATTGATCGCAGATTGGACCTGATCGGATGCTTTCCAGTACTCAGCGCGCTCGGCATCGCAGGCGCTCCCCGTTTCGCGGCAGGACCATAATGCTTGCAGGGCGTCGCGTTCTTTCTGTGCTGCCACCTCGTACTCGGGCGATCCGGACTGGGAACTCGCCGGCGAAACGCCAGTCAAGAGGAGAAAAATGAGCAGATCAGGACGGATCGGCATCAGCCTTTCCTCCGCATCTGCCAGCAGGCATAGGCGAGCAGCAACAGGGCGGCAAGATAGATGATGCCCACCCCGATAGAGACCGCGCTCATAGGCGCCTTCCCTTGCGGAGATCAGAACGGATGAGCTCAGTCCGGTCACAGGCCCGAATGGTTTGCTGATGGGACCACGCAATCAGTTCCATCACCGACGCTCTGCTTGGGAGACGGCCGGTGTGCTGTATCCAATCGGCCACCAACTCGTCAAATTCTTGGTGTAGCTCGACATGCCGCTGGCGATGTTTCTCCGCCAAGGCTTCAGGACAAACCGGCATGGACTTCCTCCTGCTCGTTGTGTACCGTCACCCTGGTAACGTCGATCCGGTCCAGGTGCCTGAAGGCGCACTCCCGCATCGCCGAGTAGATGTCCCGCTGGCGGATCTCTCGATTCCCACCGGAGACCTGCCGCCAATCTATACTGAAACTCCGCGTTGGTTCATCTTCTGGCATGGCTACCTCGAACTTCGCCGTACTCTGGACGCCCGTACAGCTTAGCGATGCCGCACCGGGTCTCGTCCACCGTGAGGTGTTGTATTTCCCGCTTGCAGGGCGAGAATGAACTCGAGGCCAGCGCGCATTCGTTGCCGCCCTGGCCGACGAGTCGGCCCACAGCTTGCAGGATGGTGTGGCTCTTGCCGTAGTAGCGGCAGCCCACGCCCCGTGCCACCGGCGCAGTGGTCGTCTCGATCAGCGGGGTGCTCATCTCGATACCCTTCCTGCTCCTTTCTTAAATCGGAGCGTCCGCCGGTAGGCGCGCTCAACCAAGCCCGCGACGTAATCGCAGAGCCTTGTGACGCCATTGCCGATATGCACCTTTCCCGATCCGCCGCACTTCGCGCAGTACCTCCGTTTTTTCATACGCACCTCGAGCAGAGATTCGGCGTAGCCCAAACGCAGCCTCCCTCACACGGTTGAGTCTCGCTGCACCCGCAGGAAGCGCAGGCGAGTTCGATACCGGCGGCGATGCGGGATTGGCGCTCCAGTTCTTTGGCTTCGAGGTAGTCAAGTTCTGCGCCATCGTCGTCGCTGGGAAGATCCAGAACGTCGAGATCCGCGTCGTCGTCTTCCAGTCCCTCCGGAAAGGACAGGTCTTCCTCGTAGTCGAACCCTGAGCCGTCGCGGTTCCGAACGTGAAGACTCGGCAAATGGACGTGCATTGGCGCGCTCATGGGATGGTCCCTTCTTCCGTTAATTTCCTGAGCAGCTTCCCCATGCACTCGTCGCAGAGAAGCGACTCCGAAACATCGATCTTCTCGTCAGGCTCCGCGTAGACATTCACCGTTGCGCCGCAGCCCAAGCAAGGACCGCTGAAGACCTTCGCCAGGGAGCCGCAGGTTGCCGAGGCGCTCATAGGATCATCCTCAGGGGAATCGCCTCAGTCTCGGCCGATGGCGCGCGTTGCTCTTGTAGCTCGCGCTCGAACCGTTCCATCTCGACCTGGGGGCAGTCCTCATCCTTGGCGACGGCAATCCGCGTGACGTAGCAGTGCACGGGGATACCGGAATCGGTCTGGCCTTCCCAGATCCGGGCGAACATAGGATCGCGGCCTCCAGTGCTGAGCTCGACGATCTTCGTTGTACTCTCGACGGTGATTTTCATGCGGTTCCTTTCGCGCGTTGCTTCGCCAAGAAGCCGGGTAGCATCCTCTCACAGGTGCGCCGGTCGGCGTCTGTGAGGGTGCCTTCCTTGTCCGCCTTAATCGCCGCGAGTACGTTAATGCGGGCGCTGAAGCCGCGGCGGCGCACGGGATCGCCAGGTTTCCCCGTCCATTTATTCTTCATGGGGATACCTTCGCTCGCAGGTAGGCGATCTGTCGCGCGTGTTCCGCCTCTCGAATCAACTCGCGCTCCATCTGGCCCTCAATGAGCGCCATCCGAGCATTCTCGTAGTCCTGCTGCATGACTGCTCTCCGAAGGGAAGCTGCCGGCGTGGCGTTGGCTTCGACCACCAGGTTGTGTTCCCGGCGGCGATGATAGGCGCGGCAAGCGGCGCCGCGAGGAGCGAGTAGCATCAGGATTGCTCCTCGGGCGCGCAAAGCCTCAGCGTTGATTTGGAGCCGGTTGGGTTGCCGAACAGAATCTGGAAATCTTCCGCGGCACGCCAATCTTGCCGAAGATCCGCGACGATCGCGCGCCGGTTCTCGCGCGGCTGGTTCTCGCCGGGTACCAGTTCCGATTCAATGGCTGACTCCAGGTGATCCTGGTAGTCTGCGAGCAGACGGCTGAGTGCACGAACCTGACGTCGGCGAAGGGCGATAACCAGCGGAAGGGCCTTCATGAGCCCTCCTCGGCATCGATCAGAGCCGACAGGGACGCTTCGAGCCTTCGTGCGGCGCTCAAAGCCACCTGTAGATCGCCGTGCCGATTACCGCTGTTTACAAACTCCAGGAGTTTCTCGAGTACCAACTCGACATCGCGGAGGCTGCTCGAAAAAGTCTCCATCACGTTGATTTGATGGGCAAAACTTTTTGCGCGGCGTGAACTCTTCGGGTGGGCTCCCGGACGAGGGGCCGGACTTCTACCGTGTTTTACCAAAACGTCTGGGGCCGGGAAGTGGATCGAATGTACGGCACCTGGCATGGTATCTCCTCGGTAGCGGCGTCAATCACCGCTGGCAGCGACGGCCGCCGTGTCTGATTCTCTGCCTACGAGAGATCTGTTGTGGGCCACGCCACGGATCGGGACCGCCAGCACGAGATCGTTCAACTCAGCGACAGCTTCAAACACGGTCGCCGCCGGCGCGGAAATCGTTTCGCCACCGATGCGAACGGAATAGATAACTCGCTCGCCGCTCGCCGTGGGGAAGCGGACGATCCGCAGACGTGCGCCTCGCCGCGTGCCCCGCCACTTGCCATGTAACGCGAGGTGGTGGATGATGGAACTACGTTGGACGTTGGAGATGGGAAGTATCTTCACGTCAATGGCCCTCTGCGGGGCGCGGCTGACACTGGCCGCGCCCCGTTTCTGTTGCCCTAGACACTGTACGCCAACTTCGAGTCTGGCCACTTGGCTCTTGCCGCGGCGTTCGCCCGCGGCCCACGATTCCTCCGGGGGCCACCAGAGGAAAGTCAATCCCTATCAGGTTGCGGGCGCCGGGGGCGCGGGCGGTGTAACTACGATGGCGCCGGACTTTTGGACCAGGGCGTGAGACGCGGCCTGAATGCCGTCCATTGCGGCCTGGTCCGATGGCGCCAGAGTGCCCGGGCTGTTTTGGAAATTCGTAATGAGGGCGTCCAACGCGGTGATGCCAGCCGCGATGGAGTCCAATGTGCTGCTGATGGCGGTCAGATCGGCCTGCTCTTGCGCAGCCCAATCCGTGATTTTCGACATGTTTTTTCTCCCCTGTTCTGTCAAGTCATCGAGTTTCCGCTCGACACGGGCTAGTGTTAGCCGTTGCTCAAGCGTGCGTTGTTCGAATAGCTTCCGAAGATTGATGCTGAAATCCATCAAGCCTCCCGCGCTCGCCGTTTTCGTCTGGCTTGCTGCCGCCTGCGCATCCAGGCAAACCTCTCTTCCAGCGGGCCGACGCACTGCTGAGTGCCGAAGTCCGAACGCTCGCGCTCGTTACGGCTCTTGGCGCGCCGGTCCGGCTGATAGAAAGCATGGGCGCCGGTATTTCCGTTCAGAATCATTTAGCCTCGATCGCTCCGTTCTCCACGGCCACGCGTATCATCTTCTCGGCGATCAACTCGATGTCGCTGGGCACGTGGGCTGAACCCAAGCTGGGCCTCCAGGAGTAGTGAGGCGTCACTGTCACTTTGGCGTCTCCCCGCACTTCAAGAAAAAGCGCCGCGGTGAGACGATACTCAACCGGGCCGCGCGCCTGCATCAAGCAGCCCCCAGACCGAGAGCGAGCTGGCCTTCCGCCGCTGGCTCCTGCTGTGTGATGCCCCGCTCGAAGGCGTCCCGAGCCAGGGTACGGTTTCGCTCCAGCGCCTCTCCCACGGGGCACGAACAAAACCCTCCGTGATTCGCCCGGGCCCACCGGTAGTATCCGGTGCCGTGGCAACGAGAGCAGTTCTCGGGATGCTCGCGGAGCGCGTCCCTGACCTCGTTTTCCTTGGCGACGATCAGTTCCGCCATGGCCAGCAACTCCGGACTCTCCTTTCGCGCCACCGCTATTTCGACCCTCCATTCGGGAGCCTGGATGTGATCCGGGAACTCGCGCAGGAGGCGCACCACCACGGCGAGATTTTCGATAATCGCATCCGCGCGGGGGTCGGAGTAAATCGGGGCGCTTTTCAGATCCACTTCAGCCACCCTCTTCCCTGAGGACCGCCCGTGCCCGCGCTTTCTGCTCATCGTTGGCATCGGGGTCCCTCAGAACCCGCCTGGCGTCCCGGCAGCGAATGTATGCCTGCATCGGATTGCCCGTAGGTTCTGGCTTGGGCGTAGGGTGGCGCTGTACTTCCTGGGCCCACTTGGCGACCCATGGCGGCGCTGTGCTCAGGTACAGGCCAGCGGACTCCTGATACTTTTTCGTGACCGCCCGTAGCCCGTGGAAGAGCGCCTCGTCCGTAAGCACCGGGGATGCGGCACCGGCCGAGGCTTGGCACTCGGCCAGGACCTTCGCTGCAAACGGTGCATCCGTGCCCGGGTACCGCATGATGAATGCCCCGCATTGCGGGTACTGGTCCAGCAACTTCAGGGCGTCCCTATTGCCATTGGAGCCGGCGCCGTCGCCGTTCGATCCCGATTTTCTGCTTCTGACCGCGCGGGGCGGGGAAGGCTGCGGTTCGGGTGCTGGGGGCCGGATCTCCTCTGCGTCGCGTGACTTCGCCTCGCGGCTCTCGACGCGCGTGCAGATGCCGTTATCCTCCGTAAGGAGACAACGCACCGCCAGCGGGTAGGGCGTTCGATTGTCCAGCGAGAGGGGTAAGGTAGCTCCCCGAAACTCGGCGGCACCGAGCTTTCTGTACTGTCCGGGCTTGAGCGGCCGTCCGCCGGACGCCCCCTTTGTTAGCAACAACTTTTCTGAAACTCGGGAAGGACGTCCTTCCTGAGTGTTCGCCTCCTCTTCGCCTCCATCGGCCTCATCCGCGGCTTGCATCCCCTTCCGCGGGATGCTGGCGCTCGGCAGGCTTCGCCAGGCTTCGAAGCACAGCCGGAAGCGATAGAGGTCCAAGCCGGAGGCGCCTTTCTCGCAAAGCAGAGTGAACGGCTCATCCGGGTCGGCGTGTCCTTGGTCAATCGCCTTGGAGGATGCCACGCCGCGCCTGAGAAGGTCCTCGATGTCCTTCCTCATCGGCTGCCGGGTGAACTCTCCCTCGTCTGCGAAGTCCTCGGGAATCATGACCGCGGTGTACTGGCGTACAGGACCGTCCTGCGTGGGGCGCCGCCCCTCGGTCTCGAAGTAGACGCTCAGCAGGAATTGAGCTTGGCACGGTCCCTTAATCAAACGCGGTAGATCCGCCCGAAGCCGCAAGGCAGTCCATTTGCTCTCGCGCCACTCCTCCCGTGCGTTTTCGATGAGAGCGGCCCGTCGAGGGCCGTCGCGTCCATAGAGGGACTTCGGCCGCGCGACGCGGGCGACAGTGCGCGCGACCTTTTTGCCGGCGTCGGCAATATGGTCGGGGACCAGTTGCGCCGCGCTACCCATCGATCCCCCCGGTTGGCTGGCGATCCCCGATGGAGGAGGGATCGCCAGGCCTGGGGCCGACACGCGAGGCGGAGGCTCGGAGTAGGCAGGCGCCCAGCTTCCGATAACGGATATTATTGTCACCAACCTGAGCACTTGAGAGTCTGGTCACTCGACTGACGCCTTTCCACTAAGTTGCTCATTCAGCATCCGAACCACGTACCATTTGCTGGTTTGTAGAAACCTGGCGAGGGCCGTCAAGGATATCCCGGTGCGCGCCATCTCAACGGCCCGGCGAGAGAGTGCCTGGTCGAGCATCTTCGGTATACGACCGGACCGTCGGACGAGTAGGCGATCCGCCTCTGGCCCGGGATGGCCGAGCGAGTTTTGGCGTCTTCGTGCGGGGGTTTCGGTTCGCGGCGTTGTGCCGATGCCCGGCAAACCTCGAGAGGTGGTTGCGACCTCAGATCTGGCGCCCGGCATCAGAAGCGACTATACTCCACCTCTCACGGGATTGCAAGGGCCAATTTTATTTTTCTTTTCGGGAAGCTCGCTGAGTGGAGTTTTCGCCCGAAACTCGGGAATCAAGTCCTTCCCGAGATTCGGGAATCAACTCCTTCCCGAGTGGGGAATCAGGTCCTTCCCGAATTTGGCCCCTATCATTATTGCTTGAAGTTAATTGAAGTAGTTAAGCTGCTGCTGCTGTTCTCTCCGCACGAAGGAAGCAGCAGCAGCCGTAAAATTTAAGCTCTCAACGCAAAGGCAAAACCTCAGAAGTTGGCGATTCTTCCCGCCAGGTCGTCGTAGAGGGAACTCAAAACGCTAAGCCTCACCGCCTTGACCTCGTCCAATAGCTTGGCATCGATGATCTGTACCAGCTCCTGCTCGAGTTGCGCCCCGCGCCAGTCGGGATCCACCGGCCCGACGCCTGGATGTAGCGCCATCCACGCCGGTTCCCTCAGCACCAGCTTCCATTCCCAGTTCAAGGACTGGGCCCGGGCGATCTCGACCCATTCACAAGAGGCGAGAATGTACCGCCAGAGAACCCAGAGCGTCGGGCGGCGGCGGCCCGAGCCGACCGGTCCCGCGCACTCCAGCAGCACCGCTGGCTCCGGAAACTCTTCAGCGGAGATCCAAGCGCCTGGCCGAAAGACCGGTCCTTCAAACATCGTGTTATAGGGGGTTCCTTTCACGGCCGAGAGAAGCCGAAAGAAGAGACACGAACTGCGGCCCCGCGCTGATGAGCTTCTGGGCAACGCTACCCGTTCAGGCGGGGCGGCCCGGCGGGCGCTTGCATCGGACATGAACGGGTAGGTGTTCATTCTGGTTCGATCCCCGTTCAGAATCCATGCTCACCTTCGGCTACAGAGTTTCACCGATGCAGTAAGTTAATCTCGATCAGGGAAAATCCGAAGATCAAGACGCTGGCCAGGCCCAGTAGCCAATAGAATCGCCGGCGCCAGCGACGCTCCTCAAGGTAGGGCGTGAACCCGTCGCGCCGAAGGCGGCGGATAAAAACAGCGTCGTCGTCCTGCCAGGGCGTCGTCTCGCGCACCAACTCCTTGTCGCCCCCCAGTGTTCTCATTTGACCCTCCCCGCGTAAGCGAACCAGTCATGGTTGAGGCGCTTCACCAGGGCGCGGCAGTCGAGACCATGGCGAGTTTCGAAAGCCGTGCGGTCGAACCGGTGATACTCGATGTGCTCCGCCGGCGTCAGTGGGAGACAGGTGTAATCCGAGGGCTTCTGAGCCATGCCGCCATCATCTCCTGTATGCGCCGCCTCGCAGCCGAGTGCGCCCGAGACCGCCGAAGGCAGTGAGCGAATCCACCGCCGATACTTCCAATTGCGCGCCGGCCCGCGCCGAGCTCGCCGGCGGGGAGCGCGCCTGGAGCTGCGCTCTCCGTGGACCGCGTACATGAGCCAGCGCGCCAGGGCGCTACGCACCATGCGACCCTCCGTTCCTCGCCTGGTTGATGTAGGCCGTGGTCAAGAGACAGCGCACGTCGTCGGCCTTGACCTGGTTGCCATGCTTCTCGCTCGCGTAGTTCAATGCGGCTGCATAAACGTCGACCAGCGCATTGGTCTGAGCCAGCAATCGGGCCCATCCGTTCTGTACGTCGATCGAGGGCGCCGGCGCCGTGCCGTGGGGGCCCATGGGTTTGCTACCATTGCCGTTACTGGGTGTCCTTGGCAGCTTCGAGGCTGCCGTGACCGCGGCGGGTGGTAGGACACTCGCCGCGGCCTTACCGTTGCCATTCGCCGGCACCACGAAGGTTCCGTCCGGCTGCTCGCCAGCCAGGAGATCCGGAGACAGCCAGGCGCGCCACTCGACCGGGCTCCCCCTTTTCCCATCGCGGTGCTTGCAGATGAAGAACGGCTGGTTGGCGCGCAGCTTCAACTCGTTGACTTTCTCGGCTACTTCAGGCTCCAGGAACATGATGCGCCCATCCGCCAGGGTGAACATGACGCGCTCGCCAAACTTGGTCTCGATGGTCTTGCCCACCCCGTAAGCCAGCGCTACCTGAGCCGGGACGTTGGGGGAGAACTCCAGAATTTCACGCATTATGAGGCCTCCCCGAAGTTCAGGCCGCGCAGCAGGTGCTGAAGGCGCTCGCGCGGCACGAAGGCCGCGATCTCTTGGGGTGTGCAGCCAGTCTCGCCCAATGTGCTGGCGGCGTGGTTGCCGATGAACTCGTGGATCTCCACCGAGTTCTCATGGCCATATTCGTAGGCGAGATCCAGAGCCAGGAGGCGGCGCTCCTGGGTCCGCTCGATTTCCTCTTCCCGCCGGATCCAGTCTTCTTCGGACGGCGGGGCTTCAACGTGTCCTTCGAACCTGTTCATGACTCACCTCTTTCGATTGAGGCTCCAAGCCGTGTTCAGGTACACGACCAGGAGCAGAGCGAGCATCGTCCAGTCCGCAACGCTGAAGCTTCTCAACTGCATCTGCCAGTGCGGATACCATCCGCGGAGAATGGCCATCAGGTGTGCGGGCTGGAGGAAGCCGCTCACATTTCAACTTTAAGGTATTTACGTAAGTATGTCAACCGGGAAATACCCAGGGCGGGTAGGGGGAGTACTTACGTATTGACACCCGCGAGCCGCCGCGCGTATAATTCTTGCAATGGCCAGGAAAAAAGGAAAGAATAAGGCCGCTCAGGCGCTGGTTCACCTGCGATGGAGCAAGGCTTCGCAGGAGCAGAAGTCAGAGTGGGGTCGAAACATGGTGAACGCGAGATGGGCCGGACACATAGCGAAACGGCCGGCGTCGAGCCGTGGGAAAACAAAGCCAAAGAAGGCCGCGAAGTGAACTTCTGGGAGCGGCGTCCGGTGCAGTGGGTGGTCGTCGGAGTGATGGCCTGCCAGACGGCATTGAGGCTGGCCGCTCTGATCCTCCTACCTGTCGCCTCAATTCTCGTACTCGGGGCACGTCACCCGGGTGCCAGCGCGTTCGCTGCGGGAGTCTACGTGCTGATCTGCTCGGTGGCTTGGGTACGAGCGCCGGCGCCGCTTAAGCAGGTCGGTCTAGCGTTCGAGTGGCTAGGCGGAACGCTTCTTCTGTTTTGGATGATGACGGGCTTCGACATCGACGTTGTAGAGGCGCTTTCGAAGGTCGCATCTCGCCATAGGGAGCGTGTTGGGATATTCGTCCTGCTGTACGTGCTCGTCTTCCTCGCGGCACAGGCTTGGAAGCGGAGGATCGCCGGCCAGCCAATTGGCGCTCCAAGCACCCTACGGCCGCAGCGGAGGAGCGGGTAATGCTCCGGAAACAGTGGCCACTCATCCTCGTGCTGCTCATCCTCGTCGCCGCAATCGCGATGCGCCTCACCGGTGTCGGAGCAACGGCCAAGTGCCGAGACGGAACGTACAGCTGGAGCCGGCATCATTCCGGCACGTGCTCAGGACACCACGGAGTGGCTGAATGGTACAGGTGAGGTTCCAAGGAGTGAGCCGACTCTTCGGAAATGGGACGAAAAACAGGGTGTGGCGGAAAAGCTACACGTAGGATAATTCACATGCTACCAGTGGCGGAAAGTGTACCGACGGAAGTCTTGACAGTCCTCTCGTTTAGCGACCTCGGCTTGCTCTCCCGCGATCTAATTACGAACGCTCGTCTACTGCATCCCGAGGAGCCGATTGCGAACCTACTACCGGAAATCATCAGCATGGCGGAGCAGGACTTTCTCGCGCAACTCGACGCGCTCCTCCAACGCAGCAACGCGGTCCATCAGAGCCACCACCTGCTCGGTAAGAATCTCGGAGGCGTCGTCCATGGCTGATTCCAGTGTAAAGCCCGGAGCGAAGAAAGGCACGAGGCAGGTGCGCCTCTACCGCCTCTACAATTGGCAGGTATCCCGCGACGGAGAGCCGTTCGCGTTGTGTGACGGCTGCAAGCCGGAACAGCCGGTGCCAGCCGGGTGCATCCTTAATTGCATCGCCAACGGGGCGCTGCAACCGTGGGAACAATGCGGCTACGACCCATGAGCGACACTTACATCTGCGCGCAGTGCGGCGGTACATTCTCCAAAGTGAGGGACGACGACGAAGCTCTGGAGGAGTACCGCGAGACCTTTCCAGAGTGGATGCGCTTACAGGACAGAGGAGAGCCGGCCATCGTGTGTGACGACTGCTGGCGAAAGATGATGGCGTGACACCACCAAGGCTTACCGCGTGCGCTGCTGCTGTCCGGGAAGTTTAGGAAGACGGGGAGGGGCGGGGAATGCCTGGCGGAGTTGGGGCGGGAGTGCGGCGGGTTTCTTCTGGTAGACCCGATTCTGTTTGATCTGCTCCCATGTCGAGAGCTTCGGCCGCTCCGGCGGTTGCGGCCGAACGTGGATCGGCGGGGTCCCGGTCAGTATCGTAGCCGCAACCTCTCCAGGCTTGTAGCGATCCCTGTCCGGCCCAGCCAGCATGTTCCAGGCGTTCTGGAAGCTGTAGGGAATCGGCGCCAGGCCCTTGGCGGCGTGGATTCCGCCGCGCGCCGTGGCGGCCCAGAAGTTCATGCCCCTGGGCACGATCGGGCGCCCCAGGAAGTCTTCGTTCTTGGCGGCTTCGAGGCCGGTGCGGAAAAGCGGTGCCGCCTTGTTCGTCATGGTTCGCACCGCCCCGCCCAGAGCGCCGTAACGAGCGGAATTGTCGATGAAGGACTGGACGTCCTGGGGCGCTCCGGCGGCGAACCAGTTCTCGTAAACGTCCCGGCCGTCCTTGTCCGTTCCGACGAGCACCCGCGTAGGCCGTTTCGACCAGCGGCGGGTCAGGGCAAAGCTTGCCAACTCCGAGCCGATGACGATGTAGGCCGCGGCGCGCATCCAGAAAAGGCGAGCCGCCTTCCCGGCCGGGGTCCACTCGCGTTTGCCGGCCGAGGTGAACTCAGGGGCGCCGGTGCCCATCGGTCCGCCAGCGCCGAGTGCCTTCATGCCCACGGTGGTCTGGCCGGCCGGCACCGTCCCTTCGAGAGCGTACTTCACATTGAAGATGTTGGAGATGGTCCAGTCGGGAGCCAACATGATCGCGCGCAGCGCCTCCACGGTGGCGTGATTCGCTCCGAGTTTTTCCCAGTTCAGGCCGCCGTAGACCGCGTTGATTTCCTTGGCGATGCTCTCGCCGGCTTTCGATAATTCGCTCTGGCTGGCGCCGGGATGCTTCGCCATCCAGGCCGTCCGCTTGATCTGGTAGTCGGTTACCTTCCAAAAGCGTTGCAGAATGTCAAAGGTGCCGCGGGTGACCGTATTGGCCGCCGCATCCATTTCACGGATCACCGGCACCCTCCTCCAGATGTCGGTCCACGTGGGAATGGAGCCCGGCTCCAGCGACTTGTATGCCTCGACGCTCTTGCCCATCATCGTCGTGGTTCCGCCGTCCATTACGAACTGGCGCTCGGCGCGCTCGAAGTCGGGATTGTCCATGCTGGTTCCCAGGCGCTTAAACCAGAGCAGCCCCTTCGTGATTCCCACCGGTCCCAGATTGTAGAACGCCATCAAATTGAGGGCGCGCGCGTGAAACAGTGAAAGGCTCAGCGTCGCCTGCTTGAGAAGCGCCTGGCGGGCACGCAGGTTTCCGAAGCCTTTTATCACGCGCATGTAGTCCGGGTCGGTGATCGGTCGCAAAGCGTCCGACACGACTTGGGGCGTCCAGAAGGTTTGCAGCGCAAAGGTCTGCTTTCCCTCCTGGTCCGTGACCGGGATCTCGTTACGGAAGAGCCGGGCGTGCGGCGCCAACTCGACCCAGTTCTCCGGGATGCCAGGCGCTCGCGGCGCGCCCCACACTCCCATGTGGTTTTCCTCCAGCTCATCCTGGAGGATGCGCGTCGCGCGCGCGGTGGCGAACTTGTCCCCGTGAATCGTGGCGGCGTCGAAAGCGTTCAGGGTCTTCGGCCGCACGCCGTCGGCGATGGCGTCGAAGATCGTCGGGTAGGAGCGGTGCTCCGCGAAGGCGAAGTAGCGGCTGATCTTGCCACCCAGCATCTGGCCTATGCGCTGTGACGCGGGCTTGGGAGCTTCCCCTTCGCCTTTGGGCCAGAGAAGGTGAGTGAAGTACCGCTCGGGAGTCAGGCCGCGCTCGATAATCCCGCGCATCTGACCTTCCATCATGGTGGCCCGCGCCATCTTGGTCAGCACCTGGTCGGCCTGGATCATCTCCGGAGTCGGATTCTGCGCTCGTTCGATGGCCGGCCCCAGACGGTCGATGTTCCGCGTGAACGCGGCGCGCTTCTCGGGATCAAGAGTGGCGAGGTTCGGATGCGTGCCCGCAGCCCACTGCTCCAGTTCACCTGGACAGCCGTACATATCCCGCATGATGGCGATGCCTTCCTGGTCCACAGGACTCGGCACCAGTTTGCGCAGACGGCCTATAACTTGGTTGACCCGCGTGGCCCAGAGGTTCCGTTCGGCCAGGTAGGCCGATGCCAGCCGGTCGGCCAGGTCCTTGACCGCCGGGTCCGCTTTGGCCTCTTCGAGGACTTGGATAGCGGCGTCCCGCTTGGATTTGAGAGCCAGCGCCTCCTTGATGTCGGCCTTCAGAATTTCCCCGACGCGCGAGGTCCCGGCCTCTTCACCCAGAAACTCACGGACCGGGCGGGATTCGCCTCCGCCTACTTTGGGGGCTCGGGCGGCAAGGGGCTGCGGCTGGTACCCGGATCTTGCTGCTGAGGGAGCGCCGCCGCCTTCTTCATCATCTCCTGGACCGCGCTCTCCAACTCCTCGCCCTCCAGGCCGTCCTCCTGGATAAGTCGGCGAAACAGCGCCTCCAACTCCTGGGGGTCCGATGGCCTTTTCAGGGTGAAGTGGCTCTCCCCCTTCCAGAGCGAGATTGCGTTCGGAGAGAGAAAGAAGTTGATTCTGCCTGATCGTGGCATCGATTTGCTCCAGTATGACGCGGGCTGCCGCGCCGGGGTGCTTCTTCAGATGGCGGATGTACTGTTGGCCGAGGGCTTCGGCTTCATCGGCAGTCACGCCCATCTCATGATATCTCCCGGGGCGCATCAGGCGGACACCAATCTCCGCAGCAATGACAGCCCGGTTATGCTCGTAGAAGGCCGATTGCGGGTCTAGTGTGACATAGCCGGCGCGTTCCGCCAACACCATCGCGCACCGAGCCCCTAATGGGGTCTCGACCACCTCGACCGGCAAACCATACAAGCCCCTGTGTAGAGCGAGTTGCCTGCTGTGGTCGATCTCCTCCTGGACGTTCAGCGCCAGATTCTCACCCGTGATCGATGCCCCTGTCTGGATCACAGGCAGAGGTCTGCCACCGGGGTTAATAGTGCGAATCTGGCGAGCGATTTTGAGTAGCGCTCTCTCGAACGCATTCGGCTGCGTACCGCGGAGGCTCTTGGCTGCGGCCAGAATATACCGCTGTTCGGCCGGGTTGAGAGCCACCGCATGGGTAGCTTCCGAAGTGGCGTTCCGGCCGGTAGGCCCCATGTTCCGCAACACTGCGTCCATAGCGGCGTTGTTCACCAGGAGGCACGGGACACGTTCCACACTGGTAGGCTTCGAATCCGCGGCCTCCCAGTACTGCTCCACGTCCTCGCGACCGGCGTCTTTCAATCGCGTGATTCCTGGCAGTAGGTTGAGTTGATCGGGTGAGACGCGACGCCGCGCCTGTAAGGCTGCGATTGCCCGATTCCCCATGTACCGCCGGGGACTTGCCAGGAACTCTCCCACCTCTGGGAGCGGCACGGTCATGTAATCCGCGTGGTCCGGGCTGGTCCGCACCTCTACTCCGATTTCTCGCGCGCGCTTGCGCTGGGCTTCTTTGACCGCCTGCTCGACAGCCGGCTGCAGATTGCTGGAGTCGAGCGCGTGCTGGTGCATTTCCAGGTTTTCGCCACGCACGCGGATGGCGCCCTCGCCCATCAATTTGCCGACGGCTTCCTGGAAGAGCGACCCCGGGAGCGCCCGCTGCGCCACCGTGGCATGTAAGTCCGTGCCGGCGTCGATCACTTTCCCCTGGTAGACCCAGAAGCCGCGGCCGCCAGGCGTCACCTCGGGCACGCGGCGGAACATGTCGGGCGTGGTCTTGAGGCGGCGGGCGAAGAGACCGCCTTGCTCCGGTCCTTCCTCCGCGAACAGATCGCGGGTTTTCGCGGGCTTCAGCTTCCCTGGTTTCGCCGCCATCCCCGACCGGATCTGCGCGGTGAGTTGGTCATGCAGCAGCCGTGCCTCGTTCAACTGCGCGATGGCCCGAGACTCGGCTTCGGTTTCTGGAACCAGGAAGGATTGCTGGCCTGGAAGTGGACCTACTGCACGGGACTGTAGCGGCTGACCGTATTCCCCGGGGCCAGCTTGGCGTGGCCCTTGTTCACCCAGTCCCTTAACTCCTCGATCATGTCCTTGCGGAACTCCGGTGAGTTTACGGACCTGGGCCGCGAGGAGGTTGCGGACTTGGCGGTAGGCGGATTGTTTGACTTCATGGGCGCTTTCTCCACCGGCCAGCGACTTGGCCGACTGATCGAGAATCGAATCGATCGGACCGACCGAGGTGCTGAGTCGATCATACAACAGAATGCCCTGGTTGGCGCGCTCCGCGATCTGGGCATTTTGGGTGGTCAGTACTATGTTTCCGGCTTCCGTGAGGCGCTCCGCAGCCGGGGCCGCAGCCACGGTTCCGAACAGCTTCTTCTCGGCCGCCAACTGCTTCCGAACGTAGTCGGAAATCTCGGCCTTCTCCGGAAGGAGCGAGCGCGTCATCTCCTCCTCGCCGAACATGGAGGTCTGGACCTCGTCCTCGGGGCGCTCCGTAACGGTCGACGTCCGCTGGTTGAGGCGGATCAATTCACCGAGTTGGTCGTTGGTGAGCCGCTTGCCACCCTGCTCGCGCTGGCGCATCAGGTCGTAGAGCGCCTGCTGGTCCGCATGGTTGGGGACGCCGGCGCCGATCACCGCCCCTCTGGCGACTGGGAGGGTTCCGTTAATCACGTCGTCGAAGATGGGCTGCGAGAGATTCGAAAGCGCCAGCCCTTCGCTGGCCACCTTGCCCGTGAGCGAGACCCCGTTGGCGCGCAACTGCTCCGGAGTCATGCGAGAATCGCGGAATATCTTGGCCGCGTCGGTGGCCTCGCCTCTACCTTCGGCGATGTTGATGAGTGCGCCCTTGAGACGCGCTTCCTGCGCGTTGTTGGCAACCAAATAGCGGGCGGTGGCCTCGGGGACATTGAGACGCCTGGCGAGGTCCAGCCGATTATGGCCATTGACCACGTAGGTCTGGCCGTCCGCGGGGTCTTTCCATACGGCCAGGACACCCGACTTCTCCGGGTCCCACCGGGTGATGTCGCGCGACTCTTCCCCGACACCCCCTTGGCCCACGTTGGCCTTGAACTGGAAGCGCGGAGCATCTACCTTGATTTCGGAGGTTGGAACGTTGCCGACCCAGCCAGGCTCCCGAGCGTTCACCGCCTGAACTTCCTTCAACTCCTGCGCCTGCTCCGCCGCTTCTTTCTCACGCTCCGCTGGTGTGCCCTCGCGCAGAATCCTCGGCAGATCCGTGTGCTCCTGCTCGAAGTCGGCGCGCTCCATTGACACCGTATTTGGTGTGACCGTGGCACCGGAGGGCGTTCGCACGGGCGCTATTTCGGCCCCTTGGCCCTGCGGAGGCGCAGGAACGATTCCAGGGGGCTGAGGAGGAGGTAAGGTGCGGCCAATTGGGGTGACAGGCTGTGGCGTTTGAACCACAGCCGGAGCCGGAGGAGGGGTTCGAACCGGGGTCTGAGCCTGGGGCATTTGACCCACCGGCGGCGCCGGGATGTTGCGGTTTTCGGCGTTATAGACCGTGGGGCTGTGCCGGATGATGTAGATTCCTGGCTGAAGCGCCGCGTTGCTCGCCATATCGACCGGCTGCATCTGCCACTTGCCCTTGGCATCCTGTGAAATTTGCTGGACGCTGCCCGGCGGATCGTCCTTGCCGGTCATCTCATCGCTCGAAGGTTGGAACTTGTCCAGGTTCTCCGGAAATCCCGCATCGGCCCACGCGTGGAGCAGTTTCACGTCCCGGTAGTGCGTGACCGCTCCGATTTTGATGGGCTGGTCGTTTGCCTGAGCCTCAGCGTACTGGTCCATCAAATCCTGAACCGTTCCGATGGCCCGCTCTTTGAAGGTGTTGAACGCTTCGCCGTTCTGTGTGGATCCCTCGCTGCGGCCGGGCACGGGTTTATCCGGCGAGTCGTCGATGAAGCCGTTCAGGCGATCCAGGACCTTTTCGGTCGGCTGGCCCTCAACCTCTCCCAGATACCAGGGATGCAAACCTTCAGTGGCGTGGCTGAAATAGGCCCCGCTGGCTTGGGCAATCGGAGCCGCAGTCTGAACCGCTCGGTCCATGTCGGAACTCACCACCAGGTCCAAACCGCCCTTCTGGGCGAAGCGCTGCCCGATTTGGTTGGCTTGCTCGACTCCTTGCGGGGAGAGGGGGATATTGGTCGAGCCGCGAATCAAATCCTCGCCAGAGCGACCTTCCGGCTTCTGGGCTGCGCCGGCGGCGGGGGCGGCGGTAGGTGGTGCTGCGGCCATAGTCGGCGGCGGTACAGACACAGCGGGCGGCGCGGCGGCAGCCGGTTCTTGGGGCACCCGCGGCGGAGCGGCGGTGCGCCAGCCTTCGCCGAGGTCCACGGCGGCTGCGGGCGGTGGCGGGGCTTCGGGGGGCGTCGGTACAGCGGTGGGGGCGGCTTCTGGCGGGAGGGGGGCTGGCGCCGGTGGCTCGCCAGGGACCGGTGGCGTTTCGGGGACTTCCGGTGCCGGGGCTGCCAGCCTTGGTCTGTTTGCGGCGGCCCTGGCTGCGTCGGCCCGCTCGCCTGCCGCGCGATAGGCTTCCTCGGCGTTTAGCCGTTCCTGGAGCGCGCGCCGCGTTGCCGACAGCGCGCCGACATCACTGAGTTGCCCGGCGGCGTGCATTCCCGCCAGCGTTCCAAGAAATGCCGATGTGCCGGCGGCGCCCAACTCGCCCAGGGCGCCCCAGTAGTCACCTTTCTGGTAGGCGTCGTAAGCCTCGGGAACTTCTTTGGTGATCTGGCGCGCCTGTAAGCCCGTGAAGAACGTCGAGAGGGCTGCATCCGCAGCTTTGCCTGCCGCCGCCATCTGCGCGCTTGAGGATGCCGCTGCCGCGCCCAAGCCGGCGCCGGTGACTGCCATCGCTGCCCCCGCGGGCGATATCATGCCGGCGGCAGGCTCGATGATGCCCTTCTGGATGATCTGGAAGGGGCCGACCATAATCTGGTTCAACTCTTTCACGGCGTCCTGAACGAAGGGCGGCGGCGAAAGTAGAAATTTCTGAAGGGTTTGAGCGGTGGTTTCCTCCGGGGGTGGCGTGTAGGTTCGCCCCCCTGGTCCAACATATGTCGGGGTCCCTGGCTTGCGAGCGTAGATGCCGAGGATGGGGGGCGCCTGTGGCGCAGGGGGGATCTCCCGTTCCTGGATCTGCGGCGATGGGGCGCCCGTTGGGCTGGGGCCTAGCTGTCCAGCCGCGGGGGGTTGCGCGGCAAAGTCCTGTCCTGGCCCGTACTGCGGTCCCGATTCTTCTTTGGCCGGCGCTCCTACCTTTTTGCCGTTGTACAAATCTACCCAGTTCGATCCATTCCACTTCGAGACGAGACTTCCCTGCTGATTGCGGCCATAACGGGTGGGAGGGGCGTAGGCCGAAGCTGGGGCCTGAATGTCTTGGTCTTGATCCCCGGTATCAGGTGATACCGCGGAGGGTGGAGGGGGAGGAACCGAGGGGGCCGGAGCGCGGACGGGAGGCGCCGGAGCGGCTGCCACAGTCCAGCCACCGCCCAGGTCCTGTGGCTGAGTTTGAGCGGGCGGGGGCGAGGGTGGTGTGGATTGTGTTGCGCCGGCAACGGTCCAGCCGCCACCGAGGTCTTGGTCTGCCATGGGGAGAATATCCGGCGATTGTCGGAGTGATTAACGGCTTATTGCACGAAGTAGGCGATACCGTCCTGCTTTTTCCAGGTGTGGCCATCGGGGCTGTTCACCGGCTGACCCTCCGGCATGTTGTCGATCACGGATTGCGGGGGCGCCGTCACGCCCATGAGGCTCGCCTTGCGCGCCTGGACCTGCTGGAGTTGCCCATTGATAAGTTGAAGCCGCCCCTGTATTTGTCCCCGCAACTGTGGGCTCAGTGGAGTCTTCGTTGGATTGCCGTTTTTATCGACGGCAAAGCCGCCGGTGAGCTTGGTTCCGATGTCGATCCGCTCCTGGTGCAGCCCGAACTCTTGTTTGCTGATAGCGTCCGTCTCCCGCAAGGTCTGTACCGGCGTGAGTCCGCCGGCGCCGGCGCGCGCCTTCTGGATGGCTATGCGCTGCCAGCCCTGCGCTTCCATGGTCTGCTCATGGGCTGCGGTTTGCGCCCTGGTGGCGGCGGTGGCCCCGCTGGTCACCTGCTGTTCGGACGTTTGCCCCATCTGCCTCAGTTGAGCCGGCGTCTGCTTCGGGTCCCAATCCTCAGGGTCGGGATAGCCGTACTTGGCCGCATCGCCGGGCGGCAACTGTGCCAGCTTGGCTTCGTAATCGTCGGCGTCGGTCGCTGTGGCCAGGATGGCCGTCTGGTTGGCGCGCACCGCCTGATCGGCCTGGGCCTGGACCTCGGGCAGTTTCGCCGCACTGATTTTCGCTGCCGATTCCGCAGCCGTTTGGCGCGCTTTGGCCGTGTTCGCCTGTTGTAGCTTGAGTGCCGCCGCCTGCTGGCCGCTCAGGGTCTGCATCCCGAGTTGGTAGGCGTCCAACGTCTGAGAATCAGGTAACTCCGGATGCTGGCTGATGGTGGCAGAGTACTCCGAGGAGTTCAAAAGTCCGTCGGTGTAGGCTTGCTGGTTGAAGTTCTTCCAGTTGTTCTGCTGGTATTCGGGGGACTCGCTACGAAATGCCGCCAGCCTGCCAAGGTATTCATCGTGCCGCGCGTTGGTGGCCTTCAGCTCTTCCGTCGACGTCTTGGCGAGCTCCTGCCGGTGAGCGAGCACTTGCTTCTGGTATTCGGCGTACCCAGCGTAGGACAGACCTCCGCTGTTGAAGGCATCCTCTCCGGCCTTCATCAGGTCGATGGGGTGCGAGCCGTAAGCGGGTGCGCCGCCACCCGTGGCAGGAAGTTGCCGGTAGATGCCCTGATCTGTGCCCGTGCCCTTCGGGGCGTCGCGTTCGATGGCATCCGCGCCCGTACCCGGAGGGGCCTGCCGGTAAATGGCATCGTCCCCTGTTCCTTGGAACTGCCCGTCCGGCGTGGCCTGCGCCTGGCGCCGGAGAGCTTCGCCGATTGCTTGCTGGTCCTGCTGTGCCTGCTGAGCCTGGCGGACGCGAATCTGCGCTTCTTGAGCAGCCGCTTGCTGCTGCTGCTGCTGGTAGGGATAGAGAGTCTGCTGCTGCTGGGCCTGCTGCTGTTGGATGGCGCTCTGCTGCTGAAGAGCGCGCGCGGACAGCATCTGGCTGTACATCTGCATCGGATTTTCGATGGGAGCCGGGCGTCCCGCGAGGATGATGTTGGGATCGAGTGGCATGGTGGTTTATCCCATGGTCCCTTCACCGCTGTACGGAGAGTAACCAGAAACGGCGTAAGGGTTGTAGCTTCCCCCACCGTAGAGACCATAGGGGTTCTGCATCGCACTGAGCCCGTACATCTGCGCCGCGTTGGTCACGCCGCCGATGGCATTCTGCCAGGCATTACCCGAGCCAATCTGTCCGGCTGAGGTGGCATTGGCCGCGCCCAAATAAGCGTTGCCGGCGGCTTCCGCGCCTGTCAGTCCGACATTGCCGATGTACTGGTTGCCCTGCATGGCGGTGTTGGCAAGCTGGCTCCCGACGCCAAGCTGAGCGTTGGAGAGCATCTGCGCGCCTTGCATCGAGGTATTCGACAACAGGCCCGCGCCCTGCATGGCCTGGCCGCCGATGAGACCCGCGCCTTGCATAGCCGTCTGGGCCCCGAGGCTCGCGCCCTGCATCTGCGCGCTGGTGCCGAGTCCGGCAATTTGACCGGCCTGGTTGCCGTAATTGCCGCCCGCGCTGACCATTTGCGAGTTGGCGTTCTGGCCGTAGTTGGCCAGAGCGGAGAGACCCTGAAGCTGGTTGCCGTAGTTGGTCTGGTAGGTTTGCAGCGCTTGGTTGTAGGCGTTGTTGTAGGTGGTTCCGGCGAGACCCTGCGAGTAGTTCTCGATGGCTTTGAGGTTGCTGCCCGATTGCAGCATTCCTGCAGCCGCGGCCTGGGATTGGAGCGCCTGGTTGCCTTGCTGCAACTGAAACTGGTAGCCGGGGGTGTTCTGAAGATTCTGCGGATTGAACGAGAATTGCTGAGAGCCCTGGCCGCCAGGGGCCATGAAATTCTGAAGCTGCTGGACGCCCTGCGTGCCGGCTTGCTGATAGGGCTGAATGCCGCCGGTGAGTTGGTTGTAGATTCCGGCCTGCTGCTGTTGCGCTCCGGTGAGGTACTGGCCTGCGCCCTGTACTCCGCCCGCGATATACTGCCCCGCGCCTTGCATCCCCTCTGCCGCCGCTTGCTGCGCTTGCTGCACGGCTGGGGAGATGGCTCCCTGGGCTTGCAGAACTCCGGCGCCGATGGCCTGGTTTGCGCCGTAGAGTCCCTGATTGAGCGCCTGGTTGGCCTGCGTAATGCCGGCATAGCCGGCATTGATGGCGCCGCCCGTCGCCTGGTTGATCGAGCCGGCCACGGCTTGGCCGGCAGCGGCCTGGGTCTTGGCGGCGCTCTTGGCGGAACTCGATCCGATCAGGCCGCTGATGATGCTCCCGCCGGCCATGATGCCTGCGGCTAAAAGTGGCATGGTCTATACTCCTGGGCGGGTGATGCCGAAAAGGATCTGGTCATGGTTCTGCCCGTCTTTCCTGTAACTCTTCTCGTTCAGCCCGTACTGCCTCAGCCCCGCTCTCCTGGCGAAGCGTTGGGCCACGCGGTTGAAACTCGGCATGTTGGTCACGATGCGCACGATTTTGGTCCGCTGCCACAGCCACTCGAAGAGCGCTTTCATGGCTTCGAGCGCCTTTCCGTTCAGGCGCATGACCGTGTGCAACTCCCAGCAGATTCCGGTCTGCGGCGCCAGGCGGAAGAATCCCATCAGGTCGCCGTCGGGGTCGCGCGCCAGGACATACCAGAGATCCGGATGCTCGATGATCGACGCCTCCTCGAGTGATGGCGAGAAGTCGTCGGAGATCCAGTAGTAAAGTTCCGCGTGCCCCCGCAACAGAGCAGTGAGCAGACGATAATCCGTGGTCCGTTCGAGTTGGATGGTGCCCATGGCTATACTGAAGAAATGAACCGCCGCGGATTCTTCGCCGTGCTTGCCGGCGTGGCTGCTACTGCGGTGCTTGATCCCGAAAGGCTTTTATGGGTGCCAGGCAAGAAGCTGATCTCGATTCCGAGACCTCGGCTTACGATTGCGTTCGAGGGTTTCCAGAAAAACACCCGCGAAGAATGGGCCATTGGTCCCGACGGGAGGGTGCTTGGTTACTCCTTCGACTACGGGGACGGTGTGCTCCGGCGAATCAGGGACTCCTACTGGATTGGGAAATCGCCGCCTTTCGTGCCGATGCCGCAGCCTACGCCTCTACACTTCTTCTCCCGGGGTCAGTACACGAAGTTCTCGACGCTGCCCTCGGCCAAGCCGTCACCCGCTGTCAAGCAGGTATAGGGTTGCGCATCAAGCGATCCGACAAACTCCGCCGCTGCCTGGCCATCGCATTCGAAGCTGCCGCTGAGGTAAGGCGCCGCGTCCCACGCAGCCGTGGCCCTTCCGTGGGCCGAGAATTCGCCAGTGGTTTCTCGGGCTGCATTCCACTCCGCAGTCCCCACGCCGAGAGCCCGAAAGACCTCCGATCCGACACTGGCGCCCGCGGTCCACGTCGCCGTTGCCTTCGCCGCCGCGCGGAAGTTTCCGAGCCACTGGGCCCCTGAAGGCGGTGCGATCGCCACCCATCGCCGTAACGGAACGGTGAGGGAGGTGTACGGCCGCTCCCAGAGCTGCTGCATCTCTGAAGGCGAGAGAGCGCGGCCCCACAAGTAGGCCGCGTAGAGCCGGACGTTCCAGCACTGGTTGACTCCCGAAGCCTCTCCGCCCAACAGAAGCGCATAGGAGCCCGTTACCAGCGGCCAATTGATCGTGCTGCTGGCGACCCTCTGGCCGTTGACGTAGGCTATCAGCGTCGCTCCGTCGTAAGTGAACCCGATCAGCGCCGGAGACGGAGGAACACTGAACGTGAGATACTGCTGGCCTGCTGCTGTGTCGATCCAGACGCCCAGGTAAGGCGTGTAATTGGGAGCGGGACCGCGCGCGCCGTAGATGCCCCAATCGCCCGAAGCCACGGGGCTGCCGTAATAGCACGAGGTGATTGTGCCCCTTGCGAACAGAAGCGGCCCGAACTCGAGATCACCCGGAACGTCACATACTACCGCCGCACTCACCGAGCCGGGACAAGCAAGCACCGCCCCGGCACCGAAGGACCAGGCGTTGTCACTGGAAGGATAGTAGGCCCACGGCCCGAAGCCATCCGCGCCGCGAGCAGGAGAGTATCCTCCTTGGAGAAAAGCGGCCACCAAGCCTACCGCGTTCCACAAATTCCGACCGCCGCCCTCGTTGATGAGTGCCGCGATGCGCAGATCCTTGGCGAGTGGCGCGCCCCCCTCAATCTGGGTACCAACCGGCGGCTTTTCCCAACGGCCTAGGCGGCGCGGGATCAGCCGGTAACCGTACTGCCCGGAGACGAGGCTGAGGCTCGACTTCCCCGCAGCGCTGAAGACGCCGCTGCGCTGGCCGCTCCCGTCCAGTTCCGTGATCGCGCTCGAGCCGGCGGCCGCGAACTGGCCGAACTGCACCCTCGCGCCAAGGGCCGACGTCGCCGCGGCGCCCGCGGCGGCGACCTTCCCGCTCCACACGTGGGCGCCGGCGAGCGAAACCGCTGCCGAACCGGCCGCCGCGAAGGAACTGCCCGAGATCGGGGGCACCACCGGCACTTGGAACGTGCCGAGGATGAATTCGCCGAGGTTGGCGTTCAGGTCTCCGAGTATGCCGGTCGGAGTGAAGGCGGCAGGAGGTTCGACGAACTGAAAGGCCGCGGTCCCAACACCGGAGGCGATAAATACATTCTCAATCGCCTCGTAGGTTCCGAGGACCAATTCACCCAGGTTGGCGCCGAGGTCCCCAAGTATGCCGGTCGGAGTGAAGGCCATGACATGCTACGTGCCTTGCAGCCAGTGGAAGCAGTAAAGCGTTCCCGCGATCGCCGCGTTGTTGCTGTCCACTTCGAGTCCAAACTGGTCTGGACTGGCCAAAAATGCCGTACGGCTCGCTTGCCAGATCTGCGACCAATTCACCCCGTCCCGGGAGAGCGACCAGGTGAAGTTTGCGCCGTCGTCACGGAGCTTGAAGAAGACTGGACAGGTGACAGCGTTCTCTGCAAATGGGGTTGA